CTTCTCCACCATCATCAGGAACTGAACCACCCTCAGCCTTTTGCTCTTGCTGTTCCTCCTCAGGCATTAAATCCTCAGGAAGATCAACGACTGCTGAACCATCAACTTCTTCTTTTACGTTAATGTCTAGCTTTTCTGTTGTTTCTGTGCTCATTATATAAACGCCCTCATTAACAGTGGATCACCAGTGACTTTAGCAATGACTTCATGGTCGTTTAGGATCATAAACAAGGCTTTATCCTCGTCTTGCTCACCCTCAACTTCAACTTCCCACCTGTCACCACCCCATTTTGGTACACGAATGTAGTCTCCAACCTCGCACCATGAGCCTTCAGGCCAACCTTGCATAGTGTCTCGGTTTTTGAACGCTAGAGGGCCAATCTCGATGACCTTAGCTACCATGTTTTGCCACTTTTCAGTCTCTTTGGTCTCTGAAACCAAAATGATCCCTGCACTAGTCGTTCTCGTCTTAGTTCTTCTGAGTTGAACTAAGATTCTTCCACCTAATGGCTTGGCTCCGGGATCTACAACTGGAAAGGCCCAATTTATCTCAGCTTCGTTAGAAGCTACCGTGTCATCGCTCATTCTCTTTTTCCTCTTCTTGTGCTAACAAGTTGTTAATGGCATCCAAAACTTCTTGGTGCCCCAAATAAATACCCACCATACGTTGGTACGCTTCCCATGTAGAAGCATTTCCTGCTCCAAGAGAAAAAGCTATTTCAGCTTGGCGTGCCTTAGTTACGTTGATGACTTGAGATATAGAGATCATTTATTTTTTCTTTGCTTGTGCTAGTCCTCCTTGTGGTTTAGCAGGCTTTGAATCGCCCTTGCCCTTTAAAGATGTGCCATCAAGCTTCTCGCCCATAGCCATACGTTTGTGTTGACGAACTAATTCGCCTTTTTGCTCTGCATCGTTAGACATTTTGTCCTCCTAGAAAGTTCTGGGCTTGGTTTTCAAGTCCCAGTGCAGTTTTCACCTGCTCGTGTTGCAATTTGCCCCCTTCATGGGTCAATTTTGCAGATTCAATACGCTCTTTGGTGAGGTTATCCTCAGCACTCATAGCAATATCCAGTTGTTTTTCAGCCATAAACTTGTCAGCATCAGCTTTTAGCTTGGCTTGCTCCAGTTGTTGGCTGTTTTGTAGCTTGGCTTGAGCCATTTGAGCGTCAGTTTGGTCTTTCTTAGCCCTACGTTGTGTCTCAGCCATAGAAGTTTGTACCAAAGCCTGTGCATCAGCATCCATTGGTGGCTGTGCTTGCTGTTTCAACTGCTGTATTTGTTGCATCATCTGTTGGAAGATGGGCATAACATGGGCAAAAGTCTGCTCAGAGTCTTGTTGGACGTGCTGAGAGGCCAATGCATACAGTTTGTCAGCCTTAGGAGTGACATCAGGGTTGTCATAATCAATTATTTTGCCCCTCATGGCCTTCTCAACGTACTCATTCATCCTAGACTGGTACCACATACCAAAGTGCTCTTGCATATGGGTAACCATAGGCTGTATCAAAGTAGGCATGATCAAAGGATTGGCACCCCCAAACACTGGGTTTTGGTAGAAATCCAAGTGGCTTTGGATGTGAGCTAGGTGATCTTGCTCCTCATATGCTTTGGCAGGCTGACCAGTCATCATCAAGACGTTTTCTTGTGAGCTATTGATCATGTCCTCTACAGGTTCCATGACCATTAACTCATTGATCTGAGGTATCTTCATCTGCTTCAGGAACCTCTCAAGCACAGCCTTTTGGTTGAATGCTTGGGGGTACTGAGCCATGATAGACATCACAGCTTGAGTCTGAGCCATTCTCTGGGTTTCTGAGAATATATGAGGATCAGAGACTGGTATAACGTCAGTGTTGCGCTTGAAGTCTTCCCTATGAATGTCCAAGTCAGCGACCATCTCGCCACGTCTTTGGTCATCTAGATACCATCTGTTCAGTCTACCTAACACCTTCAGGACACGAGCTTGTGACTCATGTAGTCTGGCATGAATTGCTGAGTAGACGTGGGCACCTTGCTCGATAAGGGCTTGAGCAGTACCTACAGGCATATTGTTGGTAGCGTCTGCAATCTTCTCTTCTGAGGTGGACACCACCCCTTTAGCCGCATCTGTGAGCCAACCCAACAACTCCATCAGCACTGGGCTAGGAGGGTTGAAGGGCATGGGCATGGCTATCTTGCGAACGTCATCCACGCCGGGTGCCCCCTCGATCTCAGCCACCTGAGTGACCTCCACCTGTTGTGTCTGCCCAGACATCCTAGCACCCTTGATCTTCAACATCGTTGCTGAGTTGTTGATGTGTGCAGAGTCTAGAAGGGCACGAAGAGAGCCAGTGAGTGCGGCAGACAAGCCCCCAATTAAGTGAGGCAGTCCAATAGCATAGGCACCACGCCAAGGGATGAACTTGAACTCTACGAGCCAGTCCAACTTGGTCATGGTCTCATCTCCCTCTTCCCAGTTACGATAGAGGCCAACAACCTTCATATCTAACTCGTCCACCATCATGATGTATGGTGCAGTCTCGCCATCAGAACGCTTGTCCTCATCTAGCTCTAACCATGTATAGATGTGGAAGACGTTCCTAACACCATCATCATTGTCTTGGAACTTCTTACCTTCGATCTTGGTATTAGCCTTCTCAGCGTAGCTCATCTCAGGTTCAGCAGAAGCTCTGATCAAGCTAATGTCTCTATAGAGACCTGAATCCACCCTACGTTGAAACTCCCAAGAGGTAATGGTATTGACCTCTGTCACCCTTTGGGCAGTGTAGAAGTTGCCTGAGGCGTAAGGTAGGTAAATGTTATCTATAGGCACAAACTCTGTACAGGGACGTTTTTTGCCTTCGTCGTACCACATTTTGAGGTACTGTGAACCACCAAGAGGAAGTTGGGTCAGTAACTGCTCTTGTTCGTCCCTGAACTCTTCGATCTGTTCTGTTAACTGCCAGTTCATGTAGTCACGCTTACGCTCTGCTACTTCAACTTTCTTCTTGTCAACGTCACCGATAATCTTTGTTCTAGTTGGGCCATCAGGTGGGAACATCTCCTTGATGGCTCTGGAGGCAAAGTCCACGCAAGCTTCAGCCATGATGGGATGGACAACCTTAGAGGCTCCTAGGAAGTTAGCCCCTCCGGGGGCATCCTTCCCTAACCCAGTCCTCTTCAACCCCTCTTCGTACTGTTTGTCTCGTTCCTCACGACTTTGCTTGTCGTTCTCTACGAGGTCTATGTAGCGCATAGCAATACGGTTTAGCTCATAGGGGTCAAACTCCTCAGCCAAGTTTTGGTAGAAGTCCTCATCCTCCTCTGGGCCTTGGTAGTCATCAGTGGTGATTATTGCAGAGCCATCAGGCAGTTCCTCAATGTCCATCTCCTCTTCAGGAAGGTCAACAGTGACGCTACCATCCTCTGCAGGCTCAGACACTCCATCAACAAAGCGTTGGTAGTCTTGTTCAATTGGCATTTCAGTAGCCATAGTTATTTCCTTTTAATCCAAGTATCTGGAGTCATATGGTGCTTTGCAACAAAGTCATCATGTAATTTCTGGGGAGGTATCTTATGCTCTTTAGATATGTGAGCCATAAGCTTGTCTATAGAATGGTAATCTGTCTTGGTCAAAGCAGGTAGGTTAGTCTCTAGGCTTTGTACAGCACCACCTTTGGCTTTCTTGATAGCCCCACCTTTTTTCTTGCCAGTGTATTCTTTCATCAACTCTTCGTACATTTTGATTTCGTCAATGTGCTGAGGATCAATAATCTGTCTTGGAGTAGAGGTTTGCAAGACACGAGTCATATCTTCTGGCCTGTATCTGTTTTTATCACCTTCGGTCTTTAAGTTTTTGGCGTAATCAAATACATCACGAAACTCTAATTCAGCAGGGACAGGATACTTTGTCCTAGTCATTTGTGAATTAGGATCCATGGGAATTACATGAGAGTAAGTTGGGTGTACTGATCTAACTAAGCCCTCAGGATTAGCATTTGGGTTTAGGCCCATCTGCGAGAATCCAGTAGTTGTCACAGGTAAGTCTCTTAGCTCAGGCTCAGTGATAGCATGGTGAACTATGCGTCCATCAGGAAGGTTCAATGGCTTGGTGTAGTCAGGCTTCTGCATCAAGGCGTTAAAGTGCTTTCTCAACTCAGGGTCAAGTTGGAAGTGCATATAGGCTAGGTCTTTGTCCTCAATGCCGGGGAATGTTGGCCTAGGCCCAGACTTTGGACTACCCTTACGAATCAACTCATCAAACATTTCTATTTGTTGGGGAGTCATCTTGGTTAAGTCAATTGCCCTCAAATTTGAATCTGCAAAGTGTTGAGCAAAGTCGCTACCCAATTTGCCCATAGCCATGTACTGGCCTAAGACTGGTGCATCGTTGTGTGCCCTAGATAACTCTTGTACTCGTTGTTGTACATTCTTAGCAATTGGGTTGTTAGATGCCCAAGCACCCTCTCCACCTAAGCCATACAAAGGCCCACCATGGAGTGGTGTAGGCGAGTCTAATTTATAAGGGCCTGCCTCATGCAATACCTTTTCAGCTACTGTAGTGTCACCAGATATACCCATCTTGAGCATACCTAACTGTTTTTCAATGTCAGCAACTGGTAAATCTCTATGTAAAGCAGTTGGCCTAATGTCATGTTTCAATGTCTGCTCACGTTTCCACTGGTCAAGTGATTTTCCTGCAGGATTCTGAGAAACACTTGGATCTGGCCTGACAAACTTACCTTCCATCATCTCAGACATTTTCTGAGCATATGGTCTAATCTCTTCTTTGGTTATGGCTTTGGCTCTAGGCAAAACATCAGGTAAAGCTTTTTCAGTCTTGGCTAATGCTTTGGTTAACTTGGCAATTGCCCCACCACCTGCAAACTTCCTATCCATCAACTCCATGTACATAGTGTCAGGGTTAGTACTGATGCTGACTGCTCCACCTTGTTTCATGCCTTCTACTGGAGGTTCAGATTGTATTTGATACTGTCTAAGCTCTTCAGGTATTTCTGGTATTGGTTTGCTTTCTGGGTATGCTGATTCTGCTAAACGATGGTTGACTGAATGCCTACCCAAAATATCTGCCTCTTGATTGGTCAAATATCTGGGCAGTTTTAAATTAACTTTATTGCCAAATAATCTTAAATCATCAGCATATTGTGTACTGTTGTGAAGATCAAACATACCAGTATTATTAAAATCACCAACATCACTCCAGTTGCCTGATTTTACAAAGTCTTGCACCATAGGCAGATACTTGTCCACTGGCTTGGCGTTGCCTTTGCCTTTGATCTGAACAATGCGTTCAGGAAGTTCAGCCTTTTGCTTGTCAAGGAATGCAAACTGCAATTCTTTAACTCGGTCGTTGTAGTAGTTATTGAATTGATCAGTTGTAACAAAGTTTTTTCCGTTGGCTTCTTGTTGAGCTTGGTTGTAAATAGCCTGCATATCATCGTAGTTGGTACGCCCTTGCGCTTTACCTGTTTCAACAGTCACATGAGGCTCACCCTTGGCATCTCTCAAGCTATAAATGCGTGAGCGTCCTTCTAGCACATCAGGGCAGTAGCCACCAACGCAGTGACCCATGGTCTCGCCTTCGTACTTGAGTGCTTCAGCCAGTTGGTTTTCAGCGTGTTCACGCAAAAATTCTTTTGTTGCCTGATCTTCGGTTTTATAGCCTTCACCATGCAATCGGGTTTCTTTGTTTACTGGACGATACATCGTGCCAAGCAATTTGCTTTCGTAAGGCTCTATTTGATGAGTTGATGGCATTTCTTTTATATCAGGCCTTGCCAACTCAATCCACTTGTATCCTTCAGGATACTCTTTGTGGACAGGCATACCCTCAGTAACTTTGAACTGAGCTTCTGCCATCTTCTTAGCCATCTCTTGGTCGTACTCATAGGTTCTTCGTACAGCCTGTTCCATACTGACGTTCTTGAGGCTTTCTGGACGTAAGCGTCCATTAGCTACATCTTCTTTAAGAACATCAAGGATGTGGTCAAAGCCAAGGCCACCTGTTTGGGCTGAATAAATATTAGCGTCAGGTGAAACTTTGTTGATCCATTGATTCTCTTGAAGACGTTTTAAGTTGTAATCATCATCAAAAGACGTAAGTTTTTGTAGTTTTCCAAGTGTATTTGAAAAAGTATTATCATCAATCAATCGTTCTTTTTCATCGTATCCCAATCCTTTAACTAAATTGTTTAAATCCTTTTCGGTTAAATTAGGAAGATTGTTTTTAAAATATTGAGCAACCTTTGAATTTAAATTAGCTTCTGCCTGTATTCTTTCTGCGTTAGCTAAGTCTGCTTTAGCTATTTTTTCAGGAAGTTCTTGAAGGCCTTTTGCTTTTTTAATATTAAAAGTAAAGTCAGATTCATTTTCCCAAGCCTGAGCTTGTGGAGATTTACCTAAACCTTCAGGAGGGAATCCTTGTTCAGCACGATACTTTCCCAATTCATCTTTATCAAACTGTGATATATCTTCAAATGGCTTATGAACAATCCCTTCTTCTGCTAACTTACGCACTGGATCATCTGGCGTACCCATTTGATTCTTGACGTAATTGGTTAGGTTCTTATCTACCCAGTTGTTAAGGGCAATATCTTTTTGTAACCTATCTCTACTACTGTGAAAAATCTGTTGAGCCTCAGGAGAAGTCTTCGCCATCTCTTCTGGATTCATACGAGCTTCTAATTCTTTCAAGAGTTCTTCAGGCTTGCTTCCAGTTGCTGTTCTTTGCTTTAACCCCTTCAATCCCTTCTCAACCTCACCTGTAAACCAGTTGCCACCTTTAGGTTTGACCACATGAGTTTGGGGTATGGCTGTATTGACAAATGGAGTGAAGGACTCACCCATCACTGCTCGTCTGCCTGCCTCCTCACCCAAGGCTCTAGCTCCCTTGGCTCCTAGCTTGACAGCACCCTTCAAGGCTTGGCCTGCCATAGGTGTAGGGATGAAGCTACCCATAGTCTCACCATACTCAGCACTATGCTTGCGTGACTTGTCTTCAGTAGGGATAACGTCAGGGAGCATCTTAGAGATGTCCTCTGAGCCATAAGGAGCAGTAGGTAACTGGCCTCTAAAGGAGGCTTGGTTCAGTAGGTTATATATATCAGCAGGTGCTCCTACCGTTGCACTGACAGAACCCTTCACACCACCTGCCAGAGCATCTAATAGGGCTTGTGCAGGGACACCAAGGCTCTTGGCATCTTTAATGATCTGTTCATACGATAAAGGCTTTTGAGCACGAGGATTGGGCATTATGACCTCGGAAGATTGGAGTAACCCATATTATGCCTAGTGTTTGACCCTTGGTCTAGCTTACTGTGCATAAGGGTTGCCTTTGCTCTTGCCCATGCCTGAGTCTACATAATCGTCTTCATCATAGTCATCTGGCCTTGGGCCATCGACATCTAACCATCCAGTGTCCCTCAGAAACCTCAGGGCTTGGGTCATGGCATCTACATAGTCATCATGGGCACTCTCAGGGAAGGCACAGACTTGGCTCACCATGCCTTCTGCCCAGTCCTTGACAAAGCCCTTGTTCTTACCACTCTCAGGGATCCAGACTCGACCATGGAATATGACAGGGCTGACTACGTTGAGCCTTTGAACTTTGTCGATCCGACCCGGGTTATAAGCCCGAACAGGCAAGTGTGCTCTTTGGAGGTCTTGGATCAACTGGATGCCTGCTGACTTGTCCTCCACCAGTATCAAGTCCACCCTCTTCTTGTCCTTTCCCTCCCCAAACACCACCTCGAACTCCTCCTTCACCTTAGGACGTAAGTCAGGGTATTGGAGCCTGTCTTGCCAACAGTCGATCACCATGGCACTCATTGGGCCATCTGTGGGCTTAAACACACCAAGGGTTATACAGGCAGTAGCATCGTTCTGAGTCTTCTCTGAGGTCGCACAGTCGTAGCTTTGGACTATGTACTCGAACTTAGGGAAAGCCCTACCATTAGGCCAGAGCTTGAACATAGACCTCTTGATGATGCCAGTGTCCTCTGGATCGAGTATCTCAGCATAGATCTCTTGTTTGCCTAGCTTGGTGCCTTCGTACTGAAGGATCTGCTTCTTAAAGCTTGGGGCTAGGTTAGCTAGGTTAGTGTAGGTCGAGGCTGTGGTCACCACCACATCGTCTCCATCCCTGCCTACTAAGTCTACGATCAAGTCCTTGGGTCTAGGCGTTGTGGTAGCTATGATGCGAGTTCTTTCTCCTAAACGTACAGAGAACTGGATCTGATCCCATGCTTCGGTGATGTAGTCCCAAGCCGCCAACTCATCACACCAAGCCCCATGCCACTGTCCACCCCTGAAACGCTCAGGCTCTGAGGCAGGGATACCCTTGATCAGGGAGCCATTGGTCAGGGTAATCTCGTGGAAGCTCTTGTTGTAGTCTTTGATAAGTTCTAGGGGTATGACGTTGATCAGGCCAGAGTCACCCTCAAACATGGTTCCCCTTACGTCTGAGGAGGTAGGGCCTGCACACAACCACCTAGAGTTAGGAAGCTCCCAAGCCCACCTACCTATGGTCTCTGAGGCTGTTCTGGTCTTCCCTGCACCCCTACCTGCTAACAATAACCATATATTCCACCAGTTCCCTGCAGGCACAATTTGGTGGTCATGGGCGTTCGCTAACCAACCCATATGCCACTTGAAGGCTATCAGATCCTCTGTAGACAGTCGCTTGAGGGATTCCTGTACCTCAGGGTCTTGCAGTTGTTCAATGATCTCCTCATGCATTGCTGATCACTACTTGACGCTTCATCTCATAGTTCTTGATCAAGGTAGAGACAATCTCCTTAGCCATTACATCTACTATCTGGCCTTCTACCTCAGGCTTCTCAGTAGCAGTCCTATCAGCAAAGAGAGTGTTGTACTTCCCTGCTAACCACTTCCTACCCTCCATCCTGAGCTTCTTATCTTGTACTGAGGCAGGGTCTATACGCTTATTACCCTGTTGATCGAAGAAGGTTGCAGGCTCCTTATCCATAATTTCTGCATACTGGTCTACTAGGGTTACTGCGTAGTCTGCTCTAGCTTGACGCAACATCTCCCCAAACTCTGGGTGTAATGTAATCCATTTGTATACAGTTGACTGAGCAGGCAGTAGTGCGTTCTTTGTGAGGTTTTGTATGGTTTCACCAGTAGCTACCCTAGCACAGATCTCATTGGCTATTCCTATATCGTAGGTACTTGGTCTTCCACCTTTATTTACTTCATTAGGCATTACGTTCTCCCAAACTCTTATGCACTATTTAAGTTTAACTTACTCTTAACCTTGGAGCAATCTTTTTTGGAGCGTTCTGTTGGTCTCTTTTAGCTCTTCCATCTTTGTGATTGTTTCTGCGAGTTTGTTTTCTAAGTACTGTAGTCTTGCTTGGGCGTACTGTACCCAGTTCATCCATTCTAAGTCGCTGACCTCTTCTGCCTTTGGCGTTTTAGGTATTGGTGCCTTAGTGGTCTTTGCGTCAACCACCTTTTGGACTATGGGTACGATCCTCTCCTTGCGAGTCGCATGAGTCTTTATCGGTGCAATTATGGGCTTTTGTGCCATCTTTAGTTCTCCAAATTATACCACAGTTAGTACATCTGTACAAAAAACCTTCAATCACCACAAGCTTTCTATTGCGTGGCGTTCCCCTCACTATCCCATCAAAAGCTCTTATCTTCTCAATCATTGCCTTTGGCTTGGAATACGATTCCTAATGGCCTCTACAGCGTTCTTGAGGGCTGTACATACCTCACCCTCGTCTTCGCTGTCTGCGAGGCTCTGAACCACCTCTGCACAAGCCTCACGCTCAATCATCACTGCTGTCTTAGAAGTATCAATGGCTACTGCCATGACCTCTGCTATTTTCTGGCTTAACTTCTCGTTAAACTCAACATCAGTGAATAATTGTTGGCCTGTTCCTCTAGCTAAGAACTGACGCTGAAAGTCGCTCATTTGTTTGGTCATTTCTTCTTCCTTAATTTTTTGTTAATTGTATCATGTTCTTATCTTTAAGTTTGGCTTCGATGGCTTTGGCAAACTCCAAAGTAAGTTCGACCTCCCAATCACCGACAGGCAAAAGTTCAATCGCCTCGTCTTCTGTGAGTCCTACCCATTCTTTTGTAGGCATCACATAGTATCCAACTGGCTTTTCTGTGGTTAATTCAAACTCACGTTGAATATGCAACGCATGGACTTCGCCACCACCAATCTCATAAGCCAAGGTAACCGCTTCTTCTCGTGTTGCCTTAATAAAAGTCACTACCTCTTCAATGCGTACTTCTTTCATGTGTTCTTCTCCTTGAGTTTGGCTTCAACCAATTCAACAATTTGCTCAATGCAAGCACCAATCATCAGCTTGTCTGAACGTGTGAACTTAGCATCCTCAATCAGCTTTTCAAACTCTTCATTTGTTAACCCTACCCATTCTCTAGGGTTCAACTGTTCAGCCATGTCTAGCATACAAGATAGGCAAGTAGGACAAAAAGACATTGGAAGGATGCCAAAGTTACCATGTACGCCACCCTCATCGTCTGTAAAGTCACATGAACAAGCTGTGCATTTATTTGTCTTTTCAGTCATTCTTGTCCCCTATTTCTAATACTTTCAACAATATTCATGCTTTCACGCACCTCAGCACATTCTGGGTATCCAGCTTTTACCCAAAAATCAATGGTTTCATCAACAATAATTGCACACGCCTCACGTTCATTGTTTAAACGATCTTGCAACTCTAATACAGCTTTAGCCAATGTCATTTCAAATGAATCATCATCAGCAAAGCCTTCTACTGATTCCTCTGCTAACTCGATGGCCTTTTGTAATTCTTCATTTGTCATTTCTTGTCCTTGAGTTTATTCACCAAATTGGTCAACTGCTCCTCGCTGTACCACCCTGCCTGTAGGAATACCTTACAAGGGTCATACTTGTCTATGCCCTCTTTTTGAGTTTCTATCTGACGCTTACGCCATCCTGACAGTTGCCTCTCAAGCATCTCAAATTCCTCGTCTTCTGCTGTTTTTAACTGTTGAGAAGCATCACTTTTCCATATTTTGTACTGCTCATCAAAAGCCTTGTTGATTTTTTCTTCGTTCATTTATTCATCTCCTCGTACATAAGCCAAAAGATAATGGCTGAAACAGTAAAAACGCCCATCACTCCTGCAAGAATGAGCACCCATGAAATTATGTTGTAAAAAGCATTGGTCATTAAAATAACATCCTTTGGGTTGCAACTAAACCACCAGAGTCATACCACTTAGATTCACCTTTAGGGTAATCCATTACTTCATAGTTCAAATCTTTTAAGATTTTCTTTTTATCTACCCTGTTAGCTACAATATAAACATACCTGTGTTTTGCTGTCCTCACCTGTCTTTTGTCGGTATCTGTCTTATGCCTGTGGTGTTGATTATCTGAGAAAGGGTCTGTACGCTCCTTAGAAGTGCCTGTAAAGAGAAAATTTGTTGCTTGGTACACATACCCCACATGACCCATTCCAGTGTCTGCATAACTCACCACAATTTTTGGTTTAGGCAATAAACTCAGGCTATGAGCTACAAGGTAACTGGCTTGATTCTTTTTGTTATTTAATAAACAAAGCCTGTTTAGCTCTAAAACTTTGTCTGACCATTCTTTACCACAAATACCTAAACACAAGGTATAACTGGCAGGAAGACCATAAGTAATCACGCCAACTAATTCTTCTTGTTCATATAGGCCAAAGGCGTACATGATGTGGGGGAGCCTTTTGGCATAATGTTTATTTAAAAGCCAAGGCTCCACCTCAAAATTTTTAATTGGTAAAACTTTCATGTCCCCTCGTTGGTAATTAAACCTATGGCATGGTCTGTCATACCTTCAGGGCCACGACCTAATTTTTCATAAGCTTTGTAAGCTTCGTCATAAGTAGGATAGGTGCCAATAACTTTACCAGTTTCTTTGTGAACAATCTCATGTGGGCGGTTATCTATCATGCTGTCACCTCTTTAGCCAAGATAGCTTGCAAGGCCACTACCAACAACTCTGCCTCGTCACGAGTAAATTGAGTATGGAAAGTAGCATTACGAGCTTGAAAACCAAGCCATACGTTTTCACCAAACTCGTCAATAGATACTCTTACACCATCTTGGTTGTTAATGATTGTGTTTAAATCTTTCATACCATTTCCTTTTTCATTTGTTCCCACTCTTTTACAGTGATCATTTTTACTTCTGTCTCATCCCAACGACCAAGGTGATCAAAAGCCTCGCAAGCTTGCTTGATAGTCATTGGCATAGTTGGCCTCCACATTTTTAATGCTCCAACATAAGTATCTCTACGAATAACAATCCATTCTTTGCGACCGTTTGGGTTTGATCCAACTCCACGATTTCTTCGTGACGTTCTGACTATGGTTCCACAGGCTGATGAGTATGTCATTTTGTTTCCTTTAAGCTTGGGGAAAAACTTTGATTGATGCACCAGTTGTTGTGTGTGCTTTCTTTTGGTCAGCACTGCAACCCAATTCTGCCAAGAGCTTGGCGTAATCAACTTTAGATGTAGGGTCTAGGCGAACTGTTACTGAGTACTGAGTGCCTTGGAACTTGCCAATGCCATACTTGTTGGCAATAGCGTCTTTGCGTGCTTTGAGTTGTTTATCAAGCTCTTTGATTTGTTTGTCCAACAATACGAGTTGGTCAATGTCGTTCTCTACGTCTGTAAACAAGAGGGCTTCGAGTGATGTAAATGCATTCATGATTTCTTCCTTTGTGTTTCAAATAAACTGGACATCCAGTGATACGAATCTTAACAGAAAGTTAATGCTTGTCAAACACTTATTTTAATTCCCCACCTTGCAGTAGGGTTATTACCCTTTTCACAGTAATATCAAGGGCATCCATCATCTCCATCTTCTTAATAGCCCACATCCTCTTTTGCCCATGCCACCCCATCGTTGGCCCTTGGTGGCAGTCCCAACAGAGAGCCACAACCGTGTATTGGCATGATTGCTTTACATGGTGGGCAGAGCTTGGAGCAGGGGCATCGCAGACTGAGCAAGGGAGTTGCTTAACTAGTCCGATATAAGCCCTCTCTTTGGTGGATAGGTTGTTGTTCATACTGTTGCTTTGTCTACAGCCCTGTTACTGGCCTCTTGAGAACGCCAGACTTCTACCCTTGCTTGAGCCGCTATCAATTGCCACCTCAATGTCTCCTCCTCCTGATACGCCTCTTTAATGGCACCAAGGTGAGCTTTGTAACGTGGATGGCTATATGCATACCTCTCTTGTGCGTTTACAGCCTCCATGCCCTTTTCTAGGGCTTCTACCATTAACTCTGCCTTAATGGTCTTCCTCAGTTCATCAGCATAGACTCGCTCAGATTTGGCAATACCAAAGACAGCACCATGCTTGTAAATGAAATCTATGGAGTCGTGTGGATCAATTTGTCTGGACATTTTCTACTCTCCCATCTCTGTAAAACAATTGGTTGCCTCTTCTGCTTGCCCACTGGAAATGGTCATCTGCATGAGGTCTAACTGAAAAAGTTTCTTTGTGAACATAAGTTGTCCATACTGCTTTCTCTACCTTCGTTAACCTTGACTTAATGAATCGACCCATGCTATCGAGCCTAGCTACCCCTTGTGGCGTTATGAAAAAGTTAATGTCTGTTCTACTGACCATTTGATCATTAACTAATGGTTGAATAATGACTCTATCAAAAATGCTTGTTGATTCTTTAAAGTCAATTGCTTTTCTCAATGAGTTTGCATCCATCCCAACAATCTCTAGCCTACAAAGTGCTTGGTGAATCTTGCTACCTAGTGTGTATTTACTTTTCATTAAATGTCCTTATGCTTTTTTTGCCACCCCAAAAACCATGATGCATTAGCACCATACCCTTTTCCAACATTTCTTCTGTTGTCTTACACCTTCTATCAATACCATGTGTACCAGTCCGATGTTTGTCAAAAGCCCAAACTGAATTGAAATATTCTTTACAAGTTTGGCACTGATTCCTATCACCCTTTAATTGCATACTGCCTCCTGTACCATTCAGCTATCAACAAAGCTTCTGCCCTTCCATGATGTTTTTTTAACGTCAAGGGTGCGTTCTGAAACAACTCCCTAGCCAATTCTAAGCTTAGATCTTTGCCAGATGACAGTTTAAGCGATTTTTTCCAAACTTGTGGGGTGACCATTACCAATTCAGAATTAAAGCGTTTAGCCATGGCTGTTGCACCTCCAAAGGCCATTCCAAACTTAAAGGTACTGCTGACTCCTTGTTTTGGCATGGAATGAACCTTTTCTAAAACAACAACAATGTCTTGACTGTCCCTAGCTTGAGCCATTTCATTCCAGATTTTCTCGGTTTCCAGTACGCCATTCTCGTCATGGTGCATATCCCCTGTTGACCAGTACCTCCCATGGAGGTCGATCATCCCCCAAGCTCCTGAGAGTCCTGCATCAATTCCGCAAATGAGTTTCATCTTTAAGTTCCTTTAAACGCTGTGCTACAGCTTTACCTAGACCCTTGAAGATGCCAGTCTTCTCCTTTTCCATTTCCATCACTTGCTGTCTGGCGTAGTCAATCCACCCTGCTTTTGAGGCTAGTAGAGCGTAGTGCTCCACAAAGTCCTCAAAACTGAGCATAGAACACCATTGGGGGTAAACCCTCAGCCTCAACGTACTGTTGAGAATCCTTGTTGTACCAGAGATAAATGGATGGCTCTTCCTCACCATTTCTTTGTTTCCTACAGAGGAGCATGGCATCAGGCTCGGTTTTGTGGTTGCTCATCAAACCCTTAGCCTTCACATCATCCTCCTTCCTCTTGTTTCTCCAAACCATCATGACGTTATCCACTTGGTCAGTAATCGAGCCACTCCCCTTGTTGTCGTGTTTGTCAGGAATCTCGTTCTCATCCTTGGGTTTCCTGAGGTGGTGAACAATGTGAATGTGGCAGTTAAAGTCACGAGCAATGGCTGTGATTGTGTCAATGAAATACTTCTGACCGTTGTAGTCATCTTCACCCTTTACGCATTTCATGAGCGAGTCTACAAAGATGTGCTTGATCTCTAGCTCTTGAGCACAGTACTTGACCATCCCTAGAACAGTGTCAGTGTCAGCAGAACCCTGTTGATCGTAGAACCATAACCACTTGGAGATCCACCCACCAAACTCGTCATACAAACCCAAAATGGTCTTGTCACCCTCTTCGGAGTCAAACTCTGGAGAGTCAGGGTTCATGCCTATGT